TGAGGGAGAGGAAAGGTTAATAACAGACCACGATGTTAGCTCAGGTGAAGTTACTGTTCATAAGGCGTTTACAAGTGCGATAGATTCTACAAGTGTTTATAGAATATACCAGTTGCCTAAGTTTCCTAGAACAAAAGATACTAAAGTAATAGACAGCATTATTTACAAATATATTCCTGAGCAGGTAAAAAGGGCGTGTTTAGCACAGGTAGAATATATGATTGAAATGGGGGATGACTTTTTCAATAGTAGTGCTGATAAAGATACAGAAAGTATAGACAATTATAGTTACACAATACCTAAGGGGGTTAATAGATTAGTCGCACCTAAAGCAAGGGAATATCTAAGAGGTATTAGAAACATAAAAGGTAATTTAATTGTATAAAAAATGGTTTATAACAATTGCGTAACAATTTATGATGAAGATAGTAGAAATGTTTATGGTGAACAGGTTTGGGAAAGTGGAACACAATATAAAGCAAGGGTTATGGAAAAGTCAGCAGAGATTTTAGATTTGAATGGGGAAAGGACTATGAGTGATTTACTAATACATTTACCTCTTGATTTGAACGATAATGTAGATGTTGGACAGAAAGTTTTGTACTCTGGCAGTAATTATATTGTGTTGGGTGTTTCAAAACCTACTAATGAGGTTGGTCATTATAGAGATGTTAAATTGACCTGTAAGAAATATGGCGAAAGTTAATATAATCTGGGACACAGATGTACCTAAGAAAATTAAAGAACAGGTAAAGAAAACAGTTAAGTCGTTATGGGAAGCAAGTGAGTTGGCAGTAGATGTAATTGGTAATCAATCAGAAAGGCAAACACCCATAGATACAGGAACTTTAAGAAGGAGTTGGCAGATTGAACCGTTAAGAAATAAAATAGGTTTTAAGTTTGGATATCATACTGATTATGCAGCAAGATTGCACGAACACCCAGAATATAGATTTAAGACACCAGGTACTAAGGCAAAATATCTTGAAGACCCTATTGAGCAAAATCAGGGTGATTGGCAGGGAAAGTTTTTATCTAAACTAAAGGAAATATATAGATGACACACCCAGCGATAGAAGTTGCAGAATATATAGAGGAACAGGGGTATGCTACAAGAAATACTGATTTGTTTGTAGATAAATTGCCTGATTTACAAAACGATTGTACTGTAGTTTATACAACTGGAGGGCAGATACCTGATATTTATTTACCGATAGCAAGTCCTAATTTTGAAATATTGTGTAGGAGCGATTCGGCACAAACTGCTTATGAGAGAATTAGTAATATAGTAGATAGTTTACACCAGACATTTAACTCAACTTTGGTGTCTGGTGGGAATTATTACTACTCTATTCTATTATTTGGGGAAATAAATAATCTCGGCAGAGATGAAAAAGGTAGGATAGAATATAGTGCTAATTTTAATTGTAAAGTGAGAGGGAGATAATTGTGCTAAAATATGATAGTAAAGTATACAAGGAGTTAAGGTGTCCATATTGTGGTGCTTTACTATTAGAGGAGTACATTTACAACGGAAGATTACGCATAAAGTGTAGTCGTTGCAAGAATATTGTAACCGTTGAATTCAAATCTCCGATAAGAAAGATAGTTATATAATTTAAGGGAAAAGTTTAATGGCAGACATAACAAATGTAAAGTTGGGAGTTTGTTCTGTTACCTTCAACGATGTTGCTCTTGGGCATACAAAGGGTGGGGTTACAGTAACTTATGAACCTACTTACCACGATATGACTGTTGATGCTTATGGGGAAACAGTTGTTGATAAAAGATTGCTCGGTGAGCGATTGGCAGCAACCGTTCCGTTAGCAGAGGCAACTATGGCAAATCTACAGGTAGCAATACCAGAGGGTACAACCTCAGGTAGTAAATTGACGATTGGTTCGTCAGTTGGTGATGCACTTTCAGATTCAGCTTATGAACTGGTTTTACACCCAGTTGAAAATGCTTCTGATAATTTAGATGATGATGTCGTTTTCCATAAAGCAGTTGTTGCTTCTACAATAGAATTACCTTTTGTCAATGATGGCGAGAGGATAATTGAAGTAGAGTTTGTAGCTCTATTAGATGAGGAGCAATCAGACGGTGAATATCTTGGATTTATTGGTGATAGTACCAGTTAGTATTTAAGTTTAGCAGAGAACTCTTTAAGAGTCGCTAAATATGAACAAAAAGAAAATAAAAATAAATGATAAAGAGGTTGAAATAAAACCTGTTGAGTTAGGTATCCTTTTAGATGCCTTGGATATTGTTGAACGATTACCAGAAACAATTAAAAAACTTGACTTAGAAGATGAGCAAAATACAGTAAAAGTTGCTGTAAAACTTATATCAGAATCAAGAGAGGATATGTTTCAACTTATATCAATGTTAAGTGGGTTGGGTGAAGATGAAATAGCTAAATTGACTATTAGAGAAGTAATCCAACTGGCGAAAGCTCTTTTAGAAGTTAATGAGGTTACAGAAATAAAAAAAGATTGGGGAGGGATAACGGAAATGTTTCAGAAAGAAAAGGTGGAATAAGTAGGGCGTGGTTTTATGAAATAATAGATATACTTGCTTCAAATTATGGGTGGCGAGTAGGATATATATTAAAAAACCTTACATTAGTTGATTTACTTGGTTATCTCTATGCAATAGAAAAGAGAACAAGAAGTGAATCTCTCCTGTCATTAGCAATAGTTCACAACCCATTTTCTGAAAATCCTAATGAACTATTTAGGTCTTTAAGGGGAAGTGAAGTTAATAAAAGTATAGAAAAAATTGATAGGAATAGTATTGAAAAACTTAAAAAAGAGTTAAAGAAATCTAAAGTAATTAAAGTAAAATAATGGCACAACTTGGTGATATAACAGCTACCTTAGTCGCAAATATAAAGGACTTTGAAGCGAAAATGAATAAGGCATCAGCAGATGTTGATAGAATGACTGGTGGTGCTGTTGAGGGTTCTAGTAAAGTTGGAAAAGCACTTGGGGCTATTGGTGGTGCTGCAGTAATAGCAGGAACTGCTGTTGCTGGTGCATTTGCTACAATATCTAAAGTTGGTATATCAGTTGCAGGAGATTTAGAATCAGCAAGACAGGGTTTTGTTGCTTTATTAGGTAGTGCAGAAGATGCTGATGCAGTTATGGAAAGGATAAAAATAGAAGCGAAGAAAACCCCATTTGAGATGCAGGGTTTAACAGCAGGTGCTCAAGCACTTACAGCAATTACTAAAGATGGGAACAAGGCAATAGATGTGTTATTAAATGTCGGCAAAGCAGTAGCAGTTAGTGGAAAAGGACAAGAGGAGTTGAATAGGGTTATATTTAACCTACAGCAAATTTCTGCTACTGGAAAGGTTATGGAGATTGATATAAGGCAGTTTCAAAATGCTATACCAGTATTTAATGATATATTAGAATTAAGTGGACTTACTACAGAGGAGTTAAAAAATTCAAAAAATTCTGCACAACTATTATTTGATGCCTTTGAAAAGTATGGAACAGAAGGAGTTGGGGCACAAGGATTTGCTGCACAGGCAGGAACTTGGAATCAGTTGGTTTCTAATATGAAAGATACTTGGCAGATATTTGCTTCTGACTTTGTTAAGGATGCAGGAATATTTGATTTTGCAAAAGATAAAGTTGCTTTAATGACTTCAGGATTGGAAAAACTAGGGGCAATATTAAAAATGTTCATTACAGGAGATTATACTGCTGATATAGGTGAGATTTTAGGGGTTAATGAGGATAGCGATTTAGTTACAAAAATATTCCAGTTAAGAAATTTCATAGTAGGTATACCAGATTGGTTTAATAACATAATGAATTCTGATTTTGTTCAGAGTGCAATACCTGTATTTACTGCAATTTGGGAAGGTATAAAAGTTGGTGCTGAAGCATTTAAGAATACTGTTGAAACGGTGTGGAATACAGTTGTAGAAATATGGAACAACTTTGTGAAACCTGCGTTTGAGGAGTTAAAAAATACTTTAATGGAGGTTTTTGGGAAAAGTGCTAGTGAGGGTATGGAATTTCAAGATGTTATGAAAGTTGTTGGTGAGGGTTTAGGTTATGTTATCGGTGGGGTGATGATAGTTTTAACAACCTTAATAGGAGTTATTGCGAAAGTTATCAACTGGGCAGGACAAATGTCTATGAAAACGAAAGAAACTACTGATAAGATTGCAACTACATTTAGTGATTTTTGGAATAACAAAATAAAGCCAATTATTGATGCTATTTGGAAAGTAACTAAATGGTTAATAGATGCTTGGAAGTGGCAATGGGATAATGTTGTTTCTCCGTTATTACAAATTATATGGGCAGGAATTGCTTGGTTAGGGGATAAGATTGCTTGGATTATAAAATGGTTGGTAGATAATATTATTAGTCCTATTCAGAAATGGATGTGGGATAAAATAGTAAAACCGATAAAGGAATATATAGATGCTATCATATTCTTAATAAATGATTTGAAGGCAAGGATAAGTGCAGTTTGGAACGGAATAAAAGGTGATGTTGAAAGGATAGGTAGAAGTATTTTAGAAGCAATAGTTAAACCTTTTAGAGATGCAAAGGCAAAGATTGAGTCAATAGCTCAAAGTATAAAAGATGCAGCAAATAAGATAAATCCTTTCTATAAGGAAAGTCCATCGTTGGTAGAAAATGTGCGTAAAGGTGTAGGTATTATCGCAGATGAATATAGTAAACTTGCTAATATGGGTTTTGATTCTGTAAATAATATATCTGCTTCAGGTAGTGGTTTGGCAGGAAGTATAAATCTATCAATAGATATGGCAGGTGCTAATATAAGTTCGCCTGAAGTTGCTCAGGATTATGCAGAGAAAATAGGTGATGCTATTATTGGTAAATTAAGAACTACAAGGCGAAGCTATGGCTAGTTATACATTAACAATTAACGGAACAGATAGAACGAACTCTGTAGAAAATGGCACAGTTAGAATTACTGATAGTATAGGTTCAAGTGCTACAACTTTAGAGTTTACCCTTACTAATAGAAAGAGTTCA